GATGACAACACCATCACCACCCACCGGGAGGCCACCCAATATGTGATGGGGGCTCTGGATGATCTGCCGGGGGTAAAGGCCAGCTTTTCCACCATTGGGGATGCCTCCTGCTATGACTGCACATTCACCTCAGTGGATGCCCAGAAGGGGGACAGGTGCTATATTTCAACCCTGTCCTATGATGTGCTGATAGTGCTGGCTCCCTGATTTGACTCCCGGTGCATAGGTAAAGACTCAAATGGCTATTACCAAGGGCACAGCCTATGTTTATGGGATCTCCGGCACAGTTACCGGGGTCACAGTCCAGAGCTACACCACAGGCAAGAGCTTTGCCAATGCGGATGAAGTGACCAACCAGCAGGGCCTTGTCATTGGTGTCCGCTATTCTGATGAACGGACTAGCCTGACTGTTGAGGGCCTTGTCCCCACATCTTATAGCTTCAGCATCGGGGATACCCTCAGTTTCACAGGTAATCAGATGGCCTTCACAAATGGTGTGATCACCAATGTTGAGGAGCGTGGTGAGGCCAAGGGGTATATGCGGGTTAGCATCACTGCCACAGACTTTGAAGGCATTACATCCTGAGCCTCTGGCCCGGGATTTTGCTTTCTGCTCATAGCACTCTGGTTAGCCTGAAACAATGGCTGACCAGAGATTTTATGAAGCTTTCCTGATCCCATCTGCCACTTGGGTAATAGGCAAAAAGATTAAGCCCTTTTGCCTCCGGCACAGGATCTTTCTGGAGGCCATTGGTAGCCCCTTCTTTTCAGATGATAAGGACAGGGAGATTACCCAATCTGACCTGATTATTGCCCTTAAGATCTGTGCTGATGAGCCCATTGGAAGTCCAACCCTAGCTGACAGATGGCTGGCTCTGAGGCTCTGGCTCAGTCCGGCCCTGTTCCGGCAGGGATGCAAGGGGATCCTGTGGCACATAGACAGCTCTAGGCTGTTCCCTAAATTTTGGGAAAGGACGGACAGGCAGGGCTCCGGCTCCGGGGCCAGCTTGCCTTGGCATCTGATAGTTGCCTGTAACCTGATCAAGTCAGGGATAAGCTATCAGGATGCCTTCAATATGCCTGAGGCCAAGGCAATCTGGTTATCCTCAGCTTTCTCCATTATGGGGGGAGCCAAGCTGGAGATCCTCACAACGGATGATGAGGCCTTGCTTGACCAATTGGCAAAGGTAGAGCCCTCCAAGCCCAATGAGTAATGATATGGAATTCAGGATCTCTGCAAGGGATCAGGCATCACAGGCCATTGATACTGTGCAGAGAAAGATAATGAATTTTGGCAAGGACATAGCCAAGGGCCTTGTGGCCTTTGCTGGCCCTATGGCATTGGTGCAGGGGGCTATCGGGATGATCTCTGAGAAGATTGAGGAGGCCAAAAAGAAGATGGCTGAGGCCATTGATTTTGCGGCTACCCTAAAGACAAAGGCCGGGGATGTCGGGATCAGTGAGGATGAATTTCTCCGGCTCAACAATGCGGCTATTGCAACAGGTGTGTCCTTTGACAAGCTGGCTAAGTCCTATGTTGATCTAAAGACTCTGCTGGAGTCAGCCAAAGCCGGAGGCACAGACTTTGGCTCTATGCTGGAGAGCTTGGGATTTGCGGCTGATGACATAGCCAATGGCCTTGTTGGGCCGATTGATGTGATCAACAGGCTTGGTCAGGCTATGGCTGGGGCAGGGGATGACACTCAGGCTATGGCTATTGCAACAGCTGTGCTGGGTAAGGATCTGGCTGAGAAGCTCCTGCCAGCTCTCAAGGAGGCCAAGGATCTGCAAGAGGAATTCAGCCAGACTCCCGGGCTCACAAAAGAGGAGGCAGATTTCTTGAGAAAAAGGGAACAGGATAAGCAAGCTGAGGAAAACCGGGAAAAGCTTGAGACGGCCCGGACAGAATTCCTCCAATCAAAATTTGGCGGCTTCAGTGGTCTTGCTGGCAGGGACATCAGGGAAATGGATCCTGAAGTTGCCAAGATCCTTCAGAGCTTTGGCCTGACTAGGATGATCAAAGGTGCTCCGGGTGGGCCTGATATTATGTCTGGCGTATCCGGCCTGAGCTCAGAGCTGGAGAATAATCCACAGCTCAGGCAGGCCCTCATTGATCTGGTAAAGAGAAGGGCAGATGCTGAAAAGGAAAGGCTCAGGATCGAGAATGAAGGAAAGGCACAAGCTGTCTTGGAGGCCCGGGAACGGATAGACTCACAGGAGGCTTATGATCAGCTTATGGATGAGCTGATTGCCCAAGCTCAGGAACAGGTGAAAGCTGAGGAGGATGCCCAAAAGAAAAAGCAGGATGCTGATGACAAGCTCCAGAGGGAGAGGGTCAAGGAGACACTTGATGCCATTGATGAGGAGGCAAAGGCCCGGGAGAAAGCAAAGGAAGCCGCCGGGAAAATGACTGTATCATCCCTGAGGGAGATTGGTGGAGCTATGATCGGGGAAGGCTTGGGGGCTCCTGTCGTTAATTATGAGAAAGAGACTCTGGATATCTCAAAGAGGATCCTTGTGGAGCTTGAGAAAGCCAATGGCAAGATCCCCCCATCCAGCATTGATTTTACCAAGATCAACCAAGCTTAACCTATGGCACGCATTGTTAAAAAAGGTTTCAATGGTAGCTCTCCCCAGCTCCAGCCGGGTTGGACTATTGAGAGTGATGGATTTGGGCTCCTTACATCCCGGCTCACTTTCAGATGTGACAAGACAGCAGTGAGCAGGGCCCCCAAGAAAGGTGATCCTCACCCGGAGGATGGGCGGCTGTCCTGTTACAAGTCCACTTGGACTGTGGACAGCTCAGAGTGGGCCACAATAATCTCAGAGTATGTTGGGATTGAGGGTGGATCTTTCACCCGGTTCATCCCATCGGGGCAAGTGGCCCTGAGCTCTGAGCCCATTGAGACTCATCCCAATTTCTACAACACCCCCAATGCTTCTTTTGGTGCTGGTGACAAGCCACTCTATGAGCTTGGCTGGGATCAGGCCAATCAGTCATTCCCCCCGGATGATGCCACTGCCAAGGAGAAATGGCTTGTTGGAATAAAGTCCTACCTGTCACCATCCGTCCAATATTCTGGTAGCTTTTACTGCAACAGCATAACCGGGGTGACTGAGACAATGAAAGTTGTGGGCAAGACTTTTGCCACATTCATAGGCATTGAGGACTTCCCTGATCTCCAGCTTGGTCAGTCAGTCTCCAGCTTCCACGACAGGTTTGCCCTTATGACCGGGGCCAGCTTTGAACAATTTGGGAACATCTACAAAGTCAGCATAACATTTAGGATCTCACCGGGCGGCTGGCACAGTTACATTTACGGAAAGCATAACTGATGAAACAGGGGAAATCACAGCCTGTATTTGGTGAGTCCGGGGCCGGGTGCACATTCACCAACACAGGGAGTGGGATCATCATCAATGTCCCCACTGTTCCACCATCCCAGAGTCATCCCTTTAAGGTTAGCAACAAGGGCAAGGATCAGTCAGGAGCTTTCAAGTTTTCAGTCCAGCCCGGGGTGATAAATAATCTTAGCCCGGAGGTATATGACACAACTGATCTGATGACAAAGCTACCAAGACCCCAAGGGAGCTGGGACTTTGGTGGCAGTGGTTATTCATATCTCTATCTAGTGTGTGGTAACTCAGGCAGTCCGGCTTACACATTCCCTGACCCCACTCCTGCCAATTCTGGTTATCCTATGGTTAAGGCTTTCAGCTCACAGCAGACATCAAGTGACTCCACGGCCTATATGCTCCTTGCCTCTGCTTATAAAGATCCAACCACTGAAAAGGTGACTGTCTGGCAGTATGTCACAGGCTCTCTATGGGGGGACAGGATAAAGGTGGGCAATAATGTTGCCCAATATTTCTATGCCAAGGTTTGATGGCTAGCCCTCCTTTCATAACACCGGGGAGCTGGTGGGACATAGGTGGTTCACCTTTGACCATAAGTGGCCCTAAGAAATCAACTTGGGCACAGACTAGGGTGGCTGTTTCAAGCCTGAATGAGACAGCCCCAATTTCCTTTTTCTCATCTGTCGGGCCTAGCTCCATATTTTATCAATATGCTCCTGATACCACAGGCCGGATCTTTCGGGGTGTCCCATTGGGGGTGGCTTGCACATTTTACACTGAGCCTGAACCAGCTCCATCAACAGATGTTAAGTGGTATTTTTTCTGGGGTGGATATTATGAGAGCCCACCTGACTCTGGCATCTATGTCCAAGGCATTGGTGCTGGATTGGATGCCAATGAGATTGGGACAATCTTGGATGGGGCCACAATCGTCTGCCAAAACACAAGCTTTGTGGCAGGATCAGCCGCAAGGGATGCCTCAGGGGTTGGGCAATATGTGGCTTCCTATCCAGCCGGAACAGGCCCCGGCTCAATCAACTCCATCACCACTGTCATCTGATTTGACCATTTAGCAAAGTTAAAGACTCCAATGCCCCTCCCTGCCTCCCTCAAGCTGTTCATTGAGCCCACACTTGGGCTGGCTTACAGCTCATTTACAGGATCCACTCAGGTCAGTAACCCCAGCCTTCATCTTGGGGACAAGGCACAGGTTGAGATCTATCTGGTAAAAGATACAGGAGTCCCATCCTATCCCCGGGAGGAGATCAATTATCCCCTTGGGCTTTCTCTTAGAGCCGCCATTGGGCCCATTGATGAGAGCCCCACAGGTGGGACTTGGCGGCTCAGCTATGGCGGGGACACAACAGCCGCAGTCCCTTACAATGCCACCACAGCCCAGCTTCAGAGTGCCCTCAATGCTCTGGCATCCATCACATCTGCCGGAGGGGTCACAGTCACCAAGGTAGGGGATAACTATAACATCCTTTTCAATGTGGTTGGAGCCCGGACAGAGCTGACCACTGATGCCACAAGCCTTACCCCTCTCAGCACAGCCGGGGTTGCAACCCTTCAGGTTGGTGATGTGAGCAAGCCGCAGATCTATCTTGTCCATCTTCAAAGGACTGTTGCGGCCCTTGCCACAAGCTTTGTCCAAGTCACAGCATCAACCATCACTGTCTCAGCCATCACAGCTTGGGATGGCATCCGGGCCACCTACCGGGTAGCCATCAGCCCTGATCCCAAGGGAGGCACATTCTCCCTCAACTTTGATGCCCTGTCCGGCACTGATGTCAGCACATCAGCCATCAGTGTTGGGGCCTCTGCCCTTGATGTGCAAAACGCACTTAATGTCACAGGCTCTGCTCTGGCTGGCAAGGTGAGTGTCCAACAGCTTGGAGCCTACACCTATGATGTGACTGTCTTGGCTCAGCCCGGAACAAATGGACTGACTGCCAATGCCTCCGGCCTTCTCAGCTTCAATGGCTACACAGGCCAGATTGATCTTAATACAAGCTCAGCCCTTGCCCTTCTGGATGGAGCTGAGTCTGTCAGCACATACCTAGAGGTTGAGATCACTTCTGACAGCAAGCCTGTCACTGTGCTCCAGATCCCGATGACCCTCAGAAATGCGGTCACAGATGAGGGCTCTGTTGCCCCTCTGGTGCTGGAGTCCTATCTCACCCAGACCACTGCTGATGGTCGCTATTTCAGGATCAGCAACAATCTCAGTGAGTCCACAGCCGCAACTGTCCGCACCAATCTTGATGTCTATTCCACAGGTCAAGTTGATACGGCCCTTGCATTAAAGGCCAATCTTTCCGGGGCAACATTCACAGGCAAGATTGTTGGGACAGTCACTGCCACCACAGCCCCATTGAATTTGGGCACTCAGGCCAGCAACCCTAGCACCACTGCAAATGGGGACATTTGGATTGGGACAAATTCCATTTTCTATAAGGACAGCACAGGCACAATCAGGGCGGCGGCTAGTCCCAGCACGCAAAACACATTCAACAATCCGCAGATTATTTCAGTCAACAGTGCAACACTTGCAGGGTTGAGAATTACCCAAATAGGATCAGCAGAAGCTCTCCGGGTTGAAGATAGCACAAACCCTGACACATCTGCTTTCATTGTGGATGCGGCTGGAAGGGTAGGAATTAACACCAGCCCCAATGCTTCTGCCTGTCTGACCATTGATGGCACAACCAATGGAACAGTCCTGCTGACAAATGGAGCGTTCATCAAATTTGGCACATCTGGTGGTGAAATCTCAAATGTAGGGGCATCCGGGTCACCCTTTGTGCCTTCTGGCCCTTTTACTGCCACTGATTATCCTGTTGAAATCTCAGTCACAATCAATGGCACTACATATTGGGTTCCAGCTCGCACCTGACCCTTGGACTTTTAGTGCATAAGAAATGAGCACTCTCCTTACATTCCTTGCTGGGCTTCTGATTGGCACTGTTGCCGGACTCCTGATCTTCCGGAAAACCGGGACAAGATTGATGCGGCTGAGGCCAAGGCCCGGGGTGCGGCTGATCTCCTGCGTAAGTGATCCCTATGCTCCGGCTAGGGTTGCTGACATTGTTGGTGGCCCTGACC